TTGTAACTCCAAATGTATTAACAGATATAGGACCAACAATCATAGGTGTATTATTTGGAGCCATAATAATATTACCTTGTCTATCTGTCTTTTGTGTACTAGCTAAATTACCTCTTAAAGATTGGTCTGTTTGTATCTGTCCAAAATTATATTTTCCTAGTTGGTTCATTTTAACATCAAATGTACCATCTTTATTTGCTGTTATATTTATACCATCTGTAGATAAATCTGTGTATGTGCCAAATTCTTTTAATCTATTATCTGCAGGACCTTTTACAAAAATACCATCTACTAATTTTCCAACAAATCCTAGCTGAGACAACACACTAGAGTTATCAATTTTAATTGTTATATCCTCTCCGTACTTTGTATGAAGGTCTTGGTCGATAGCATTTTTTACAATATTATCTAATGCCTTTGCTGTTGAGCCTATATTTCTTGGTGGATTGACAGGACCGACAGGACCTACTTGTGTATCACTTTTATCTTTAGGTTTTTCAATGTCAACACATCTTTGTAGTTTTGGGTCAAATCTTTTCCCTTCAGGACATGGGTCCATAATAGGTTTATCAGGTTCTACCTCTGGTTTACCTTCCATTTCTGGAGTAGGTACAGGTGTTTCTATTTTTCCTGTTCCCTTGTCTGGAAATTGTGATTGGTCAAACTGTGGTAGTAATCCTTTTTCTATTTCTTTTAATTGTCTAGGATATCCTAAACTTTCTGGACCATACATAATAGTGGCATCAGGTCCTTCATATGCTGTTCCTTGGACATTCATAATGCCATCGGTGGGTGTATAAACTTGTTGTTCTGTTTTCACAGGTTTAACATTAGTTTTAAAGGGAAACATAATCCCTGATGATTCTTGTTTTAATATGTCTGATAGTTTAGTTGCCATTATCTTTCATAGGTGTCAAATTTTATTGTGCCACCCATCCCTTCTCCTATTTTAACTATTTTATAACCTTTTCCTTTTCCTAAATCCATAACCATGCCCCCTGTCTTTGCATATCCGCCCATTTTCTTTAAAGCATCAGAAGCTTCTTTTGCAGTTTTATATATCTTTTCAGCCATTATTATTCAGTTGGTCCTTCAGGTTGAGGATTTGGTGCAACATTGCCACCTTGCCCTGGAGTCTGTGGAGTTCCAACTCCGATGTTGCCACCTCCAGACCCTTGTGTGTCTTGGTTATTTGCTCCTGCAGGTACTCCTCCAGTATTTGCCATACCGCCCTGTTGTTGGTTAACGCTTTGAGTTTGTTGATTTCCATTCATATCTCCCATCATCTTCATAAAGATTGCTGCCTTCTCAGGGTCGTTAACTACTTGTTCGGGGTCTACATCCATAGACTTAGCAATCTCTTTTATAATACTGTGCCATTTAACAAAAGGTGCTAAGAACTGATTCGATGCCACTTGCATGAATGTCATCAATCTTTGTGACCTAACTTCTTTTGTCATGAGTGAAGTTGTACCTTGTGCTTTAATATTTAAATCACCTTGTATCTCAGGTACATCTTTATTAAACTGCATATTCCAATGAAACAAAGTTTCACCTAAAGGTTTGAGTAGATAGTCATCTACATTTTTAATAACTGTTTTTATGTTTAGTGCAGCAGCTCCCATCAACATAGACATTCCTGATGCAGTTCTTGTTGTGGATTGAATACCTGTTTGTCCGTGAGAGTAAGAAGGTATACCTGTTGATTCATCTGCTAGTTGTCTAAACCTATCAAATATCTGCATATTTTCAGGTGCAGTATTAGGAAACTTTAAACCATGCAAAGCTTGTCCTGTTTGACCACTTTGTCTTCTAAATATTTTTCCAGGAAATACTGTCATATCCTGCCCCGGAACTAGCATTGTTTCATCAATATCAAACACTAAATTACCTGCTAGTGCTAAGTTATCAATCGCCATTCTTGCATGACCATTCATAATAGTTTGAGCATCATCCATATTTTCAGGTATGCCCACGCCAAAGAATTGATAAGGATTGATTTCATAAGGACATACCATAAAGGGATTTCTTGCAGGGGTAAAAGGATTTAAAACTAATCGGAGTATGTGTCCGTTAGATACCCATGCATTAATCTGAACTTCATCTAATTCACTGTCAATTTCATCAGGTATTTCTATCCCTGCTTCTTCGACAAAACTTTTGTCCATGACACCCCAATACTCTAGAATCTCATATCTATTTTTATTATACTCTTCTTGATTCTCTCTATCATACAATGCAGTTTCATAACTTCTTGTTTCATAGTTAGAACCATAGGCTAATAAGTCTTCGATTGCTGACTTTCTAAAGAAAGGTCTATTCATTAAATCTCTTACTTGAGAACGAGTATAGACATGTCTTTGAATTATATAGTCTGCATCTTCTATCTGAACAGCATCTGGGTCAGGATACAAATCCCAACAACTAACTGCTTCTACCCTAGGTACTAATTTTTTAGAGGGAGTGTATTCTCTTTCCCCTTTATCGTTTAATGTCCACTTGTGTTCTGATTGTTCGTAGTTAAAAGGTCCTTTTAAAATACCTGTTCCTAACAAACACATTTCAAATAATACATGACGCATAACGGATATTGCATGAGATTCTTCTAGTTGGTCATGGATAAGTTTTTCCATGTTCCTAGCAGCTTCCTCTGCAGGTTCTATTTGTGGCATGTTCTTTAAATCAGGAGCAGGTCCTTTTTCAAATCCTGCCTCTGCATACTTCTCTGCCAATCCATTTAAAATACTATCGGCGGTAGCTCCAGGAGACATCTCTCTTCCGTCTCCATCAAAACCATAGATATCCTCCATACGAGGATTCTTCATATTGTCTGGTTTTATATGTGCATACTCACTAACACCTGATGGTACTTTAGTAGGAAATATTCCAATAGGAAATTTACCTTGTGAGAATAGAACCTCTATTAATTGTCCGTAAGCAGCAAGAACTTTTGTCTTTGTTACTTTAACAAAAACTCTCGATTTCTCTGAATCACGAAAAGCCATATCTGCACCATAGATACCTCTATAGTTTCGATAGCTTCGTAACCACCTCTTCTCATCATAAAGTCGAGCCTGTTCTGATTCTTTCAATCTAGATTCTATGACAGAACCTAAATTATCATAACTTTTATCTTCTTTATTATCTAAGGCTGTTACATCATCGTCTTCAGAAAATACTCCGCCTACTGTATTTTCGTGTGGCATTTAAATTAGTAATCTCTTTCGTCAGCTAATGAAAATACTTTTCCGTCAACGTTGTTTTTATTTTCTTTTGGGAAGTCTTTGTTAACGCCGCCTTCTGCATAATCTGCAGGTAATCCTGCTCCAGGCTTTACGACATTAATCTTACTATCACCTTGCTTCGATGCTTCATTACCATACATATTCTCTGGTAAGTCACCTTGCTTATATTGCTTCATGATTGCCATTGTTGTTTCTCCTATTGTTATTTTGTGTGAAATCTAATCCATTCTTTTAATCCTGAATGGCATAAGAGTTCTGTTAAAAAGTTTCCGTAAGAATTAACTATAGTTTCTTCTTCTTTTTCTTTTAAATGATACTGATAAAAACCTAAATGTAATAACTCATGTATTACGACATTAACAGCATCTGGACCACCTGCTTGTATCATCTCTCTATCTAAATATATTTTATAGGGAGGTTTTACTACAAATGTTCCTTGTGCTTCGGACACTTCATACATTAGTTCATGAGGTACACAAACTAGTTGTACAGTAAAAGGTCCTACTGTCACATACTTGGGTAGTTTCATTAGTATCCAAATATGCTATCTGCGGGTGCAGAATCTTGTCTTTCTGTTGATGTTAAGAAGTCATTACCTCTTTGTGATACAGGGTGGATAGGTCTACTCATACATCCATATCTTAGTGCATCGTAGGCATGGTCATCAGCAGTTGTATCTACATCTTCAGGATTATTTTTATCAACAGGTAACATCGGTAATGTTCTAATTAAATTTAAACAGTTGTTAAATATAAACATACTAGGATATCCTGTATCCTCATCTATCCTTAATCTTTTGTGGACTTCTACTTTACCTGCTATTCTACTTCGAGGACTTCTATCTGATTGTCTCCAACGACAACCTTCTTGTATCATTGTCTCCGCAATACTTGGACCTATATCTCCTCGTCTTGCCCAAGTTGAACTATCTAATATTCCATATCGAATATATTCACCGTCTTCCATATCTAAAACTTTTCTTGCAAATATATCGGCGGTATTTCTTTTTGTATAAAGTTCTCTATATACAAATAAATTATTATCGTAATCTACTGCAAACCATAAACAACAAGCGGGTGAACTATATCCCCAGTCAGCAGCTCTAAACCTCATCCAGTTTCTCGGAATATCAAAAGGCTCTATCACATGAACTTGTCTACTAAACTCAGGAAAAGAAGAACTTTCATATGCATCCCAATCCCCTTCTAAAAATTGTTTCTTTTGAACTTCAGGTAATGATGCCAACATTGCGTAGTAATCATCTGTTTGCATCAAGTAAGGATTGTCTTGTAACTTTGCAGGTATAAACTTTCTTGATATACTTTTAACACCCATCGGTGTTGGTATCTCTACTTCAAATCTTTGATTCGCTTCACAAGGGTCGACAAACATTTCTTTAACCCATAGTGAACCTACGTTTCCGGGATTGCCTGTAGCTCTCATGTAGACAGGTATTGCAGGGTCTACACTTCTAAGTGATGAGCGTAAGAAGTTATAAATATCAGGAGTAGGATATTGTGGTAATTCATCTATACCAATCCAAGTATATGACTGTCCCTGATATCGTAGTGCATCTGTTAAATTTTCTGCATATCCAAATTCTATTCTGGCACCTGAAGGGAATCTCCATTCTTTTTCTTGCTCTCTCCACTTTGCTCCAGGATATGCTTTAGAATATAATTGTTGAGAGTGATTAATTAAATCTCTTAACTCAGGCATTGTTCTACGAATTAACAATGCTCGATGATGTTGTTTATCACAATAGCGTAGTGGGTCCACTAACATCGCATAGGATTTACCACCACCTCTTGCTCCACCATAAAATACTTCTCTTTCTGATGATGCTAAGAAATCTGATTGTGGTCCTGCATTAGCTTGAAAGATAATATCTTTTTCTTCAAAAGCTTTTTGTATGGTGGGTGAAGCTTCTTCTATTTCTTTTGTATCAATAACTGTTTTAGATTTTCCTTCTAAAACAATATCTAAATCTCTAATCTTTTTATTTTTATTGTGAAGCTTACTTCTTTCTTTATCTAATTCTCTTTTAGCTTTTAGAACTCTATCTCTTTGATAATCTAATTGTTCTCTTGCAGATTCTCTTGCTTTCTTTTTAACATTATTCTTATTAACAATTTTATAAAAACCTTGTCTTGTTATTTTTCTTTTTGTTTTAGAAAAAATATAATCAACACACTTTTGTAAAGACTGTCCCTTCTTATGCAGTTGTATTGCTTCTTGTAAAATATCCAGTTGTTCAGGAATAGGAATAACTGTCTTTGGGTCGTCTTCTGATTTTTTATATCCAAAAGGAACTAGTGTGCCTTTTATCTTTTTAGGTTCATACATTCTTTGGCGGTAAGATAAATATTCCGTGTTGGACTTTTGCATTAACATCAATGCGTTCTGTTTTAGATATTCCAACTCTATCTAAAATTTGTTTAGCTGCTTCGAGTCTAGTGTTTGCTCCTGGTACACTGCCATCATCATCTAAAGCATTAACCATTCCCATCACAGCTTTTGGTGAATGGGTTGCTAGAACACCTTCTGCTCTTTCGATGATTTCTTGTTTTAAAGATTTAACAACCTTCTGATATCCATTCTCATCATATCCTGCAAGTTTGGCAGCCTCTCTTGGATTACCTCTAGCTTGTCCAAATAAATTTTCTAAAAAGCTTTCTTGCTTTTCTGTTAATTGTTTTGTTTTCTCAGGAACTAACATTTCTTACCTTTTGTAAATGTCTCTCTGTTCTTTCTTTTAACCAATCAGGAGACTTTCTAATACCTACTTGTTCTTCTATTTGTCTTTCTCTCATACCTTGACGAGCAGCACTTATCATCTGGTCTCTACCTTTATGTTCTGCTCTTTCAATAAAACTTAATCGGGGTGCTGTAATTAATTGTTCAATATTTTTATCTTTTAATAATTGTTCTCTTTCTGCAAAAGATAAAATCTCTTCCCATTCTTTTCCTGTCTTTTTATTTTTAAAAGAATATAGTGGCATTATTTTATAACCTCAAAATACTTTCTTTGATATTTATTTAATTCAGGTAGAGTATTAATATCTGTATCGTATTCACATAGTTTTTTATACATCGTTTTATTATCTAACCAACTTCTACCATTCCAAAATTCAAATCCATCAAACCTTGATTTGTATGTGCTTGTTTTTTCATAACCATAGGACAAGTAATATTTCTTACATTTGTTTTTGATAGACCAGTCTATCTCGTATAAAGTTGCATAAGTTCCCATACCTAATTTTGGATATTGATAATCCCAAGCAAACTGGCCTGTTAGAACATACTTGCCTTTGAAAACTTTTAATTCTGTAAACGCTGTTGGTTTATCTTTGTAATAATAAATAAAATATTTCCAATCAATGTAATCTTCTTTTTCAAAAACTTCACTGTCTTCTTCGTAATCTTTTTCATGAAAGTTTTTATGTCGAACATATTTTTTAAATATATCGGATATAGTTTCAAAAAGATTATCATCTAATTTATCGTGTATCTCTACTCGTATATCTTTCTTTCGTAATGTCTTTCTTTGTTTTTTACTAAATGTAAATTTACTTAATAGTAATCTTGTATTCCTAGCATTAATCCAAGTCAGTCCATCTAGTTTGGTATAGTACCATGATAAGGGTATCCAACCATTTTCAAAAGCTTGACAGTATTCTCTTTCTTCAAACTTAGCTAAAGCTAGAGAGTATAAAAAATCATAGTTCGTTAGTTTGCCCGTAATATGGTCAAAGAATATTTTCACTAAGGGCGTTCAAACTGAGTCATGTAAGAATCATCAGTTGTCGTATCTTCCTCTCTTGTATTCTCTACTGTATAAAAATTTTGGTCTATCTTATATCCTGGATTTTTTGTTAATCTTTCTTCCATGAAAGCATCGTCATACCAAATCGTTCTATTGTTTGGATAAGCAAAAAAGTTTCCATCATCCATTCTAAACATATGGGCACATTTATGTTCGGGGTCTTCACTAAAATTTGTATCTAACATCCCTGCTTTATTTTCCCATGCCCAGTCTATGGTAAACATGTATGTGCCTTTTCTTTTGACACCTTTGTAATCTACGAGTTCTGCTCTGCAGTTCGCTAATCTATTTCTTCTTTGGACATCCACATAAGGTGAAAAGCAATCCCAATACTGATGGATATTTAAATCATGTTTAGGAGCATCCTTCTTCCAACAAAAAGCATGAATAGGTCTTCTTGTCCAATTTACTCCATTCGGTAATAAACATTCAAATAATAATGCTCTTCTTTCTAAACTATTAACTGTATGCACATCGGCAAATGTATATTCGCCATGTCCCTTTTCATGGTCGTATAAATATTCATTTCTGATGTAGGCACTAAAGGGAGGTAGGTTATGATTTAAATATGCCAATTAATCTCTTTCTTTTATTAACTCTACTGTCTCTGTATCTTTAACAGCTTTATAAACTCTTCCGCTCAGTTTAACTTCTGGCTCCTCTAACAACTTTTTGACTTTTAGGAGGGCTTTTCTTCGAACCGCCTTTACCTGACCATAAACATTTGTTTGCCCAGTACGCAGCACTTGTCGGACCTTTTGCGATATTTTTTGCATGGCGTGATTTAAAAGACTTCCTAGCTTCTGGGGAATAGTTGTGACCCATAGAAGCGTCACCGAAGCGAATAAGCTTGGGCTTCCCGTTAACGAGTATACCAACCTTACCTTTCTTATTACCTTCAGTGCGTATGACACAAACATT